GCGGGGCGGCAACGTGGCGGCGTTCACCGAGTTTCGCGATGCGGTCAAAACAGCGATGCAGCGAAACGGCGTGACTCGGCAAAGGGTTCAAGACGCTCTTGGCAACTTCATGCTGTCGCACTACCTGACGGCGGGTAGCCAACCAGCCGTTCTAGCGTTGCGCGATTACCGCATCATCCGCGACACGGTGGGGCTTGGTCACGATTTCGACGAGCTGTTCAACGACGAAGCCGAGCGCGAGGTGGTGGGGCAGAAGACGTCAGGCATAGCAAACAAGGACGAAGGGCCACGACACACGATAGGGGCGAGCAAGTCTGTCGAGGTCGAGGTCGACATCACCGCCCCCGCGACCGACGCCGCGAAGCAGTGGGACGGATGGGGTACTGCGCTGAAGCCCGCGATGGAGCCGATCACCGTCGCACGCAAGCCGCTCGTCGGCACGGTTGCGGAGAATGTGCTGCGGCACGGGACGGGGGCGATCAATGTGGATGCTTGTAGGGTGGAGTGCGATGACAAGGCGAAGTTTCCTTCTGGCGTTGTAAGCAAAACGGAAGCCGTATTTGGCGGCGGTTCTGGAAGGTATGCCGACAGGCCGAGAGGCGATGACGCAAGCCCGACAGGCCGCTGGCCCGCGAACCTGATCCACGACGGCAGCGACGAGGTGGTGGGGCTGTTTCCGGATACTGCACCAAGCAAGGCAGGAGTTCGGCGCAATCGTTCTGGCATGGGCATTCACGACAGCGAAAAAGGAACATTCGGGAAAGAAGATGTATTTGGCGGGTTCAAAGACTCCGGCTCCGCCGCCCGGTTCTTCTACTGCGCGAAGGCAAGCAAGGCGGATCGGGATGAGGGGTGCGAGGGGTTGGAGGAGCGGGCAGCAAACAGCGCATACGGCGATGGCATGAACACGGCTACAAAGGTTCGGACGGTCGAACAATCCGAGCATGGCGTTTCTTGTGATTTGCGCCGCAACCTCCACCCAACGGTCAAGCCCACCGACCTCATGCGCTACCTCTGCCGTCTCGTCACGCCGCTTGGCGGCACCGTCCTCGACCCGTTCATGGGATCGGGCAGCACGGGCAAAGCCTGCGCGCTGGAGGGGTTCCGCTTTATCGGCATCGAGCGCGAGGCAGAGTACATCGCAATCGCACGGGCGAGAATCGCTTTCGTCAACCCCGACAGGATTATGGAGGCTCGCCCATGACCCGCACCCTCGCCGCCCTGGCGCTCAACACGGAGAACGCATGAAGCACTTTCTAAGTCTCGGCGCGGGCGTCCAGTCGTCAACGATGGCGCTCATGGCGGCAAAAGGCCAGATTGGCCCTATGCCGGATGCGGCAATCTTTGCCGATACGCAATGGGAGCCGCGCCACGTTTACACATGGCTCAACTGGCCCCTAGTCGAGGTGGCGCACTTGAGGCACCACTCTGCGGCGACTTTCGTGAATGAGGAAAGGTTGTGATTGACTTCGTTGCAACACGACAAGGCACTGACCCCAAGGCTGCGGCCTGCGCTCGTCTGCTGACGGCGGTAATCGCGATGTCCATACGAGATGCGTGCAGGCCGCCCAACAAGGCAGAGAAGCGAGGCAATCCGAGGGTGATCGACATCGATCAGGAGGCGCTGAGTGCGTTGCGGTTCCTGTTCGCAAGGCGATCGCCGTTCAGTCTCTACTGCTCGCTGATCGGGGCGGGCGCAGAGGACATCAGGCGAGCCTTGATCGATCCTGACAAGACGCGAGGGAACGAACTCAAGGACAAGGACTTTCGCATCTTGCGTGCCCGCCTGACGTGGTCTGGGCTCCGGGAGGATATGTGGACCGCTTAGAAGGATTGCTGATGCTCCGTGAATACCAACAACGAAGCATAGACCAGCTCTACGCATGGTTTACTGCTGGCAACGAAGGCAACCCGTGCCTCGTGCTGCCGACCGGCTCTGGCAAAAGCCATATCGTTGCGGCCCTGTGCAAAGACGCTCTGCAAACGTGGCCAGAGACGCGCATTTTGATGCTGACTCACGTTAAGGAGTTGATTGAGCAAAACGCCGAGAAGATGCGCCTGCATTGGCTAGGCGCGCCGATGGGCATCTACAGCGCCAGCATTGGCAAGAAGCAGCTCGGCGAGCCGATCACCTTCGCAGGCATCCAGTCGGTGCGCAGCAAAGCGCGCGAGCTGGGGCACATCGACCTGGTGATCATCGACGAGTGCCACCTAGTCAATCACAAAGACGAAGGCGGCTATCGCGCGCTGCTAGGCGCGCTCAAAGCAATCAACCCGGCGCTGCGAGTGGTGGGGCTTACAGCCACGCCCTACCGCCTGGGCCACGGACTTATCACAGACAAACCCGCGCTCTTTGATGCGCTCATCGAGTCGGTCAGCATCGAGGAGCTGGTCTTCAAGAACTACCTGGCACCGCTGCGCAGCAAGGTCACCAAGGCCAAGCTGGACACAAGCGGCGTACATAAGCGCGGCGGCGAGTTCATTGAGAGCGAGCTGCAAGCCGCAGTTGATACCGACGACAACAACCAGCGCGTGGTGCGCGAGATTATTAGCCTAGCGGGTGATCGCAAGGCGTGGCTACTGTTTTGCACCGGCGTCCGGCACGCCGAGCATATTGCCGAGATGCTGCAAGCGTCTGGCGTTGCGGCGGCGTGCGTAACGGGCGAGACGCCAAAGACCCAGCGCGAGCAGATGCTGGCTGATTTCAAGACAAGCAAGTTGCGTGCGCTCACCAATGCCAATGTGCTGACCACTGGCTTCAATTACCCTGACATCGACCTGATCGCCATGCTGCGCCCGACCATGAGCGCCAGCCTGTATGTGCAGATGGCAGGCCGCGGCATGCGGGTCAAGAGCCACACCGACCACTGCCTGGTGCTGGACTTCGCTGGCGTGGTGGCCACGCATGGGCCGATCACGGCCGTGCAGCCGCCCAAGAAGGCCGGAGACGGCAATGGCGAGGCACCAGTCAAGGTCTGCGACAACTGTGGCGAGCTGTGCGCCATTGCAGCGCGCGTGTGCTCGGCCTGTGGCCACGCCTTCCCAGAGCCTGAGAAGCGCAAGCTGGAGCTGCGCCAGGACGATATCATGGGCCTGGAAGGCATCGACCTCGATGTCACCGGCTGGACCTGGCGCAAGCACGTCAGCCGCGCCAGTGGCAAGGAGATGGTGACCGTGACCTACTACGGTGGCCTGAGCGATCCGGCCATCACCGAGTACCTGCCGATCATGCACGAAGGATATGCCGGCCAGAAGGCCATGCAGCAGCTCGTGACGATGGCCGAGCGTGGTCAGATTGCACCAGGCGGCCTGAACGTCCAGACGCTGGATGAGATGGTCGCCAACCTCAACCAAACGCAGCCACCGCGCAGCATTGAGTTCAAGCGCGACGGCAAGTTTTTCAGAGTGATGAGAAGGAGATGGGAATGACAATCAAAGCATTGGTTTTCGGTGGCGTGCAGATCACAGGCATTACGCCGCCAAAGTGCTGTAGCCAGTACGACGGGGTGTGGGTCGAGCTGGTTGGCATTACGTTCAAAGATGGCCACTGGCAGCGCGCTGGCATGATGGATGCCTGCGACAAATGGGAGCCGGAGGTGCCGTTTTGAGCACGGCAGACCGGCTGCCGACCGAACACGAGGAGCAGCGCGAGCTGGTGCGCTGGTTTCGCCAGACCTGGCCAAGCGTGCGCATCCATGCCATCCCCAACGGTGGCGCACGCAGCAAGGCCACTGCTGGCCGCCTGAAGGCCGAAGGAGTGGCTTCCGGCGTGCCGGACCTGTTCGTGCCTGCCTGGCGTCTGTGGATCGAGATGAAGCGCGCCAAAAGCGGCAGCCTGAGTCCTGAGCAAAAAGACTGGATCGCATACTTGGAAGGTGTGGGATATTGTGTTATAGTGGGAAAAGGTGAGGAACATGCCAAGCAGCAGATCAGCATCTTTTCATCAACCAACGAGAGAAACCCATGACCACCTCCAAGTCGTCGGCCTCTGCCACCAAGGATCGGTACATGACGATCCGCATTCCGGCAGATGTCGAGCTGGCGCTGCGCCGCCAGGCCGAGGCAGACACCAGGACGCTGGCCGCCCAGGTGCTGCACTACATCAAGCAGGGGCTGGCCAGCCAGCAGGAGATTGCCAATGCCAAAGCGTGAATTGAAGGTGCTTGTGAAATGGCTGCCTCGTCGCTGGCCGTACTTTGCCTGTGGCTTTGACATGGGCGAGTTCCACCTGTATCTGTGGATCGTCGAGATCGAGGTCTGGAGGTCGTACTGATGGCCGCAGACAGCCCGAACGACAAGCGCTACATGCTGCTGGCGTTCCTGCGGCCGACGCCCATCTGCATCGTTGTGTGTGGTGCGATGGGTGGTCCGATGCCCACCGCCGTGGCCGTGTTCATGGACCGCGAAACCAAGGCCATCAGTTTGGTGGATGTGCGAGCATAATGAAGGAGACCATCATGCAACTCAAGCGCTATCACGTCATCCTTGGCCTGCTTGGCTTGGTAATTGCAATGGGCATCGTCGGCCAGTCCGACTTCGAGGAAGCTGAGCGCCAGGAGGCTGAATACTGCGAGATGGTCAAGCTGTGGAAGCAGACCAAAGGCCAGGCCGGCTGGCCTGCCTACAACGGTGAGAAGATGTGCAGATGAACTGCTGCGACGAGTATGGAAACTGCCGCCAGGGCCGCGACTGCCCTGTGCGCCAGCGGCCGCCGTGCCAGTGGTGGCACGGCCTTGGGTACGACGCCAGTGGCCAGCGCTGCACTTGCCAGCCGGATCACTTTGGTGACCCGCTGGCTTGGATTCTTGGTGGGTTCATTGTGGTCATAATCTTGCTCATGGCCATCAATACTTGGCTGCGCTAGAGAAACTTGGCCTCGGCCTCGCGCCTTCTGACCAAGCCTGGCAGCACCTTGCCTCCACCGCGCACCCACTTCATCAACTCTTCCTTGGCAGACTCCCAGTCCTGCGCATCCACGCGCCTGCGCAGCGTGCTGGACCGATACCTGGCCACGCCCAGATTGTAGGCGAAGTCAGCCATCGCACCAAGCGCCCTGGGACGCGCCAGGAGGCCCGGAGAGGCTTTCAGGACGCCTGCCAGGTAGTTGTGCCGCAGCTCGTACAAAAGCCACGCCTCGGCCGTTTCCTTGGTGATTGGCGGGTGCTCCATCGTCACCTTGGTGCCGTCGGGCTTGAAGACGGTGCCGTAGCCGATGGTGGGGTAGCCGGCTGGGCAGATGTAGGGCTTGAGCCTCAGACCCTCGAATGGCCGGCACAGCGTGGCAGCCACCTCGACGGCTTCATCGACTGCGCTCGTAGACACGGCCGACAAACCAGAAGCTGATGATCATGTTGAAGACGGCCAGGTCGTCGCTGCCCCACATCGTGGTCAGGACTTCCTTCCAGTTGCCGCCCTGCTCAATGGCGATCAGGTAGGCCGCCACCTTCACGGCTGCGTACAGGCCCAGGAACATGTAGGTCACGGTCGGACGCACCAGCGCCGAGATGGCCGCCACCAGTGTGCTTGCAGCCTTGGCCGTCGAGGACTGCTCTTGGATGGCCGCGACCATTGCATCCAGCTCGGCCGTCTGGAGCTGCACATCAGCCTGGCGCATGGCGATCTCGCCCTTGATCTTGGCGAACTCCATCTCGGCCTCAAGCATGCGCAGCTCGTGCGCGCGCTCGTTCTTCTTGTCGAACAGCTTGAACAGCTCAGGAGCCAGGCGCAGGACGCCACCGAACACGCCACCAAGTAGGGTTTCGATCATGGTCAGTGCTTGAAGTAGTTCAAAGCGTAGCCGACCACGGCCGAGACGCCAGAGACGATGGACATGCCGAACCACAGGCCGCCTTTGCCCTTGTTGGCCAGCGCCAGCAGCTCCTCGATGTTGCGCTCCAGCTTGTCCACCTTCTTGTCCATCTCCTGGACCTTCTGCCAGAGCGCGCCGTACTTGACTAGGTCAATGCCTTCTTGTTGTTCCTGCAGCATCCCAGCGGTCTCCATCAGATGCCCTCGCCAGGTGTCATGTAGACCGTTGAGGCACTAGCAGCAGCGCCGCTGAAGTACAGGCCGGCAGAGAAGCGCAGGATTTCAACAGCACCGGCCACCAGCGGGATGCTAGGTGCAGGGTTTCCGGCCACGGCTGCCACAGCGTTGGCCTGAGCCTCGGCTGCAGTCGGACCGTAGCCCAAGTGGACCGTGTTCATGCTGGCGTTGATGATGCGCATCTGGCCTGCCACATGGTCCGAGAACTTCTCGTAGACCGGCACCTGCACGCCAAGAGGTGGCGCAACAGCAGCCGCGACGACTACGGTCTCGCCTTGCGGGTTAAATGCAATTTGGGAATTGGTGGCCATGTCAGACTCCTTGTGCAGTGCTGGCTGCTTTGTATGCGTTGATCACGTCAGCAGTGTGTGTGGCAGCACATATGGCTTTTACCTTGTCGCACTCACCACTGTAGTCATCGCCGGGAACGACAACGTGACGGTGAAACGTGCCACCGATCTGTTTTCCGTCTTCCATAATGGCAGTTTTAGTGCGAACTTGTACGCAACCATTTTCGACCACTTCAATGCGGTCAACGACTTGAATTTTCTCTAGTGCCATTTTGATCTCCAATCAAAATTAGTGTAAATTTGCCGCCAAACTGGTTCCAGCAAAAGATGTTGCTGTACCAGCACCTACGTTTGTCACCAAATTATCACCGGCAGTTGCATACGATCCACCGGCCACAGTAATGATGCCACCCCAACATGAATCAATAGCGTTTGCGCCAATCAATACGTTGGTTCCCGCGCTAAGAATGCCCCACGCATTTACTTGTGACAAACCGTAGACTTGATTGCCAACAACATTCACAGCATTGCAACTTGCGGCCACGCTAATTCCATACGCGCCGCCTACTGAGCCACTTCCATCGTTTAACACAATGTTTCCTGAAATAACACCTTTACCGCCTTCAATCGCAATACTTCCTGTTGATGGCCCAAGCAAGTTTCCAACTACCGAAAATCCGTTTACGTTTTCCAATTGTATAATTGGCGCCCAATTGTTTGTGACAACCACGTTGTTGCCAACTTTGACGTTGATCGGATTCGTTCCATAGTTACCGTCAATCACCATATTGGCGCTGTAAGAAGCTACAGCATTAACAAAGATTGATCGGTTATCTTGATCCTCGCAGAGATTGCCCTCAATAATCATGCGGTTCACGCCGGGGTAGGTGGTTATGCCGTCATCAAAACCGTTGATATAGTTGTTTGAAATAATTGCCTCATACACCACAGAATCAACAGCAGGTTCGACGTTGATGCCTGAATTTGCATTCGTGCCAGACTCGTCGTAAACAGCATTGCCAGACACGATCAAGTGCCCAACGTTGGCAGCATTGGCAATCGACATTCCAAAACCATCACCGTCAACTGTTCTGCATATGTTGTCCTGAATGGTTAAGCGTTCCATTCCATCAGTCACTCGGATCACGCCGCCTTGCGTAGCGTCAGCACCTCGCAATTCGTTGCCAATAACAATGCAATCTTCCATTCCATTGGTCAGTAGCAATGCTCCACTAAATGCGCCGCCGCCACCATAACTGATGTAGTTGTTGGTGAACCGAACTTTTCTGTGGTAGCGGCACGCAAAAAGATTGTTTGCAGTATTGTTATTTACAACCACATTGAACCCCACGGTTGTGCTACTTACAGTATTGTGCAAAATCAATGCGTATGCACCTGTGTTATCTTCAATGTTGTTGTCGATCATTGAATTTCGCAGCGTTTCATACCAACCAAAAGTTGAATTGCCACCAGCATCAACAGAATTTTCAACGCGATTGTTTTGAATCAGCGCAAAATCGCAAGTGTTCATAAATGCAATACCAGCGCAGCCAGTAATGTAACAATTTACTACGCCGCTGGAACGGTTAAACGCAACGTTTGCAGTTGGTCCTGTAGCTTTTAACGCATAACCATTTTTTTCTTGATTGGATGCGCCAGCCCGCGATCCAGCAATCCACAAACTGTCCAAAATCAAACCATTGGCTGTAGACACTGTTTCAAAGCAGCAGTGCGCTGTATTGGTAGCAGTCCAGTTAATTTTTGAAGCGCGGCCAACACCACGAATAGTAACGCGCTTAGCGCTGCAATCAACGTAGGTATCGATTTTGTATGTGCCAGGAGAAACATAGATTTCGCCGCCGTCAGGAACGGCAGCAACAGCAGCCGCAAATGCGGAATCGGCGGCTACAGTTCCTGTAGGATCAGCGCCATAATCTAAAACATTTATTGGTGCGCCTTGAATCATTGAATAGGAAACTTTAGTTAAGCTCATTTTTGATCCTTATGCAGCAATGTATGCGCCAGCAACATATATGTTATTTGCGTTGCCCACACCGTTAGTTGCTCCGGTATATGGTAACGCTGCATTTGACGCGTATAGCGAAATTTGCGTGCTATTTGCGTCTACATGTGCTGCATCTGGCAAAGTAGCAAATGCTTGCATTAAGCCTAAAACAACTGCTGAATTGCCGTTTACGCCCGCAGAGTTAGTTGACGAAGTAAAAGGTAATCCTTTGATAAGCAAGTTTCCCGACGCTCCAGTATTATTAACAGATGATGTGCGAATGTTTCCTTGAAAATGTACAACATTACCTATTTTTGTATATCTAAATGACTGTCGGTTATATGTTACCGAAGTAAAATTAGTTCCAGTGGTTGATATAGTTGCGTCAAATGTGCCTTCCTCATAGTCGGTCAGCAATTCGCTGGTACCTGTTCCTGGTGTAGCAGAAAAGTCGATGCCTTTTCCACTCGTACCAACCACCAGGTTGCCAGTACTCATCTGCACATCCCCAGTCAGCGTTGGAGTCGCGATTGTTGGAGACGTTTCCAGCACATTGTTGCCGGTGCCAGTGTTCGTGACGCTGACCACCTCTTTGCTGCTATTCAATGCCAGCGCTGTCGATGCGGTAAGACCTGACAGCGTGCTGGTGCCAGAGACAGACAAATTTACGCCATTGAGATCAGCGCCACCTTCCACGCGCTGCCAAACGCTGCCATTGAACGCAGCCCAGTCTCCAATGCCCCAGTTGCTGATGCCGTCTAGCGTGGTCGTTCCGGCCGTTCCGACGACGTAGTAGTCACCCTTAGTCCCGACGCCAGACGCCAGCGCAGGCGTGTTGGCGGCAGCATTCCAGGTGCCTTTGTAGTTCAATGCCCCAATGGCATTGGTGATCGATGAGACTGTTTTCAGCATGTTGGACTCCTTATCCCAGCACGAACTCGATGACCGAAGTCTGAGGAGGTGCCTGCGTGAAAGTCACATTGCCACTTGCCACCGAATAGGTGTTCTGATTTTGATAGACGCCATTGATGTAGATCGCTGACGGAATGAATGTCACAGGGAAGATCAACTGCACGCCATCGCCAGTGGCATTGCTTGTGATTGATCCACCGCCACCAGAGTACAGATTGTCCAGCAGTGAGGTGTAAACCACGCTGCCATTCTTGTCCTGCACTTGGATGCTGTAGTCACTGCCAACAAATAGTCGAGAAGGCGTGCCACTGTTGACCGGATATCCACCTTGCGTGCGGATAGGCTGTACTGCAGGCAGGGTCTGAGCTGCGTCCCAGTAGACGTTCACCGGATTGCCGATAGGCGGCAATCCTGCTACACCGATCCAGATGTAGCCATCTTCCAGCGGCTGGCCGTCGCGGTCGCAGAACAGCGGAAACGGCGGCTTGATGCTCTGGGTGCTCATGGCTGGCGTCCTTGTTGATCAATCGGAATCGCGTTGAGCGCGTCGATGATTTTTGCCTCAAGCTCGCGTCGATTTCTTGCGTCCCTGCGCGCCCTGCGGATCTGCTGCGAAATGTTATAAACAGGAATCGGGAAGCCGCTCATCATGAACTGTGCGCCGCTTTCTGCGGTTATTTTGGTGATCTCTTTGAGAAGCGTCTGGGTCGTTCCGGAAGTGTTCACCAGCGTATTCGGAGGCAGCGTGTTTGCGTATCGGATCACGTCGTCAAGATCGCGCACGGTCTGCGCGTTCTTCTTGCCAAGCATGAGGTCGAGTCGTCCGTTGGCGTCGAACTTCCTCACCGCTTTGTGGAACTGCGCCGAGGATACGACAGGATTGTCGTTAACATCCATGCGAACGCCCTTAGTTGCTTCGTCCCGAAGGTGTCGAGCGAATGCGCCTTGCAGCTCTCGCCATGCTTGCTTGCCATTTTCCCCGGAGGTAGCCAGCACGCGACGAAGAAAGGTGATCTCTTCCGGCGACGATCCAAGGATGCTTCGCTGAAACACCAGATCCGCAGGCACGCGCGGATCGTCCATGCTGCGGACGTTCTCCAGCAGTCTGGCGACAATGGCTCGATTCTCGTACTTGCGCGCCAACTGAGAACGAGCCGCGCGAGCCTGCCTGAACAGTTCTCCAGAGACAGGCTCCGTCTGAGCGTCGATCAGCTTTTTGAGAATCGTCTCCTCGCGCATCCCCACGCGGTCATCGAACTTCGCAATCCCGCTGAGTTCTTTCCGGAACTGCTCCATCTGCCCGACTGTCGTCGGCACAGGCTCAAGCGTGCCGTCAGCCCTTTCCCTGGCGATTCCCATTTGCAGCGCCCAGCGTCGAGCCGAGTCGGTCACCGCAGCGGATGGCACGCCGCTGATGCGCGAGTTGAGATAACCAATTAGCGAGGCTTCCAGCAGTCTATCGCCCTCGCCGATTCGCACGACAGTTCCGGGATCGACCTGCGCTTGAGCCTCTTCCGAGTTGCGGGCGCGGTTGTACATCACGTTCACTCGATTCCGCTCGGCCCGATAGCCTCCGGCCAGCGCCCGCGTCACGGCACTTCCGGTGCCCGTCAGGTCTGGCGCTTGCGCTCCCGTCATGTCGATCAGCGCGTCCATGTTCCCGAGGGCTTGCAGGTTGTTCTCTGTCGCGCGGTTACGCAGCGGCTGGCCGAGTTCGGTCATGACCTGCGCCCGCTCGAATGCGAGCTGCTCTTCGTCTCGAGTCGCAGCGCCTCGCGTGAGCGCGTAGGGCACCGGCAACTGCTGGGCCACCTCCACGCGGCGAGCGGCGGCGTCTGCGGCTTTTGATCCGACCGCTCCGAACGGACGCGCAGGAGCCACTGGAGCCTGTGCGGCTGGCTCAATCAACCCCACCCGCTGCCCCACCGCGCGCGCGGCCTGTACCGGAGCCTGTGCGGCCGCCCGGGCAACCTGCGGGGCTGCTGCGGCTGCACGGCCAGCGGTGGCGGCCATCAGCGGGGCCTGCTGCGCCACGGAGGTCACCAGCGCTCCGGGAGCGGTCAGGACGGGCACGACTGGCGGCAGCACCTCGCCGAGCGTCTCGCTTGCGGCTTGTGCCATTTCCCGCCCGGCGGCGGTGCGCGGCGCATAGGTCATGGATTGAGCGCCACTCTGCGCTGCGTTGAAGACTCGGCGCAGCGGTTGAGCCTCCCTCATGGCGAGTTCTCGCGCATATGGATCAGTCGCCTGCTCGACCGCGCGCATTGCGTCTTGAGTCCTGTAGCGACCCGAGAGAATCTCGCGCGTCAGTCCTGCTGCCGTGCCACCCAGGAATCCGACAGCGCCTCCTGTGGCCCCTGTGGCAAGCGTGAGGGCCGCTTCTCCAGCACCGACGAGACGCTGGCCGAGGGAGGGTTCCTGCACTTGCGGCATCGCCTCCGGCACGGTCGCGCCGGGGATAAGGTTTGCAGGACTCTGCCGCGCGCGTTCAATGGCTGCCGCGAGCGTGCGGGCCGCTTCGATGTCTCCGGCGTTGTGCGCGTTGACCAACGCCCGCTCCATGTCCTGCATTGTTGCCATGTCACCTCCGGTTGTACTGCCGCACCAGATCATCGACAGACCGCGCAGGGCCGCCCGGAACGACAGGCGCCGCAGTCTCGGCAGCCGGAGTGTCCGGCACGCTCGGGGCCGCCCCGTATTTATTTTCAATGTTTCGGCGAGCCTTGATCATCAGGCGCTGCGCTTCGCGGATGTTGGCGGTCAACCGTTCAGGCGACTGCCGCAGCGACAGGTTCTGCAAAGCCGCCTGCAGCTTCTCGCCTTCGGCGTTCGACAGTTGACCCATGCCCTTGATGTTCGGGATCTGCGACAGGAACGACTGCGCCCCAAGCGTCTCGACCAACGCCTCGAAGTCGGCGGTGGGTTGCAAGGTGGTCGGAATACGCGCGGAAAGCGGGCCAGCGGCACGCCCAATGATGTTCTTCGGCGTGTTCAGCGCGCGGTTTGCGGTGTTGAGGAAGTTGTCGATGTTGTTTCGCGCCGCGTTCAGTTCGGCCACGCGCTCGCGCGCCGTGCGGTCGCGCGTCTCTTCCGCGTCGACGCGTTTCTGCTCGAGTTCCTGCCGACGCAGCAAGTTGCCCTCGGCCGCGATCTGAGCGTTAAGGCTCGCGATACGGACGTTCTCCCGCTTGATTTCGCGGTCGTTGGCAAGGCCGAGAATCTGCGCGTTAGTCAGCGCAAGGTCGGCCACCGCCCTCGACTCGGCAAATCTTGCCAATACGGCGGCAGATTGCGCTGCCGATCTGCTGCTTTTGAGCTGAGATGGGAACATCTCCTCGGCGCGACGCTCCGTGCCGACGCGAGAGAGGTTCTCCATCAGCTTGTCCGCGCCCGGCAGTTGCGAGACCAGCACGCCAATGGTCGCCCCGGCCTGCTCCGGCGCGGCCTCAACCAGCTTGAGCCATGTCTCGTAGCCCCTCGCCCGC